ATCTGAGCACCAAGGTAATGGATGTTACCCATACTAGACTTGGCATGGAAGTGGCCAGTCAGAACAGTCTCGAATCTATCGAACACACTCTTGTCCATACCGTCCATACATACCTGACCACGTGACATCTCAAAACCTTGTAGTTCCAAGTGGGCACCCACAAGTGTTGCTTTGGTGTTCTTTAGAAACTCCAGTGTCGATTTCTCGTTCTCAGGGTTAATCCAAGGAATCAATGCCATATCAGTTCCACCGTAGTTAATGACGCATGGTTCCATTACGAGGTTCACTTCATTCATGTAGTGACCTTGTAGTTCCTTCAGTGCGTTCAACTCATTGGTGTTCTTGTAGTACACGTCATGATTGCCAGGAATTATATCCATAGTAATACCATGCTTACGCATAGGTTCTAGGAATATCTTACGGTTATGTTGCAGTGCCTTGAAGTTGATTGTCTTACGGTTATCGTAATAATCACCCAAGTGTAGGATATGTCTGATATTATTTTCTAACAGATATGGAAAGAACACTTCACTATAGAAGCGTTCCTGATATGCCATAAAAATGTCAGAGGAATTGCGACACCCTGCGTGTGTGTCGTTTAGAATGGCGACCTTCATATAAAACCTTTATTCATTTATTAGTGTATAGTATAACACAGAAAACATGATTAGTCAACTATAAAATTTGTTAAGTCTGAGTCTGCCTTAACGGTACGTCTCTTACGTTCCTTCTTAACAATCTCTTTCCACTCGGTATCCCTATCCTTAACATCATCGATACGTATACGGAGTGAGTCAACAAACGCAGACGCATACTGACCAGATCGTTCATCACCGAGTTCGTTATCAAGAAACATATCAACACCAGCCTGTTCCATATAACGCATCTTGATGTCTTGTTGTTTCTTCTCTTTCTCAATCCTACGTAGGAATGCGAACCACGATATCTGGGTGAAGTATGCAAACGCATTAGGTTTACCAGTGCGGGTCGCTGCTTCTAGGTTGTAGTTCTCGATTGCTTTGAGACAGTTCTCTACCGCATCCATCACCATTTCTTCACGATAGGTGTAACGGACAAAGTTAGACTTGTGAGACAACCCTTCACATATCTTGAGAAAACACTGAGCAATGTAGTCAGTTACTTTAGGTTGTTCAATACAGGACTCACGTGCCTCGTTCAGTGTCGTTACATAATCCACGACTGCTTGTGAGAACATCGCATTGTTTACGTAATGCGGTTTGTCTTTTGGTTTAACTTTCTTTACGGTTGGGGTAATTGTTGTTGTCATTTTTAATTCCGATTTTATGTCTCAAATTAGTACTTGATAGATTGTGATGTCTACTATTATAATACACTTCAACGTAATTGTCAAGCTGATAATCCTTTCCAGTGAAATCTTTTTCTCTGTACTCTTCACCGATGATACGTACATCAAACTGAACCAACTGCATCAGTCGTAACAAGTCCTCTTCTGACTCGTAAGGGATTATCTCGTCAACATACTTACACCCTTGAACCTGCAAATATCTTTCAGCGATTGATTGTAGGGGTTTGTTCTTGTCGGGACGATCTATGGTGGGGTCAGTCTGTAGTCCTACTATAAGGTAGTCACACACAGACCGTGCTTCTTTAAGCATAGCAACATGACCCGCATGAAACAGGTCGAATGCACTACAGGTGAATCCTATTTTATTTTGATTTTTACTTGACAAAAGTTGTTACTCACTGTATAATAAGCTTTACTGCTGCGGAGGGTTGAATACTACAGTTCCTGCAATACAAAAGCGGTCACCATCAAACTCTTTGGATATCGCTTCATGTATAAGATGTCCTCGGAAGATAACCAATTTACCATTCTCAATTTGAATTTCTTTTCCTAGTGTTGGGAAGACTAGATTTGAACACCCTTCAGGTGGATCAATATAATAACAGAATGCCCATGTACAAGGCCAATGGTCGTGAGGTGTAGTAACCTCTTCACTTATTGATCTTGTACCCCACATAGAAATTACTTTCTGTGATTGTATATATAAGTTATTCCAGAGAGGCATACCCACCCGATGTCTATGGTTCTTGTTATCCATGTTCATCTCTAAGGAAGACTCTATACAGAACTCTTCGATAATCTCTGCTAGTTTTGTAAACTCAGGGTACTCCCAATGTAATTGACCTAACGTACAGTCTGCCTTAACATTAGTCATACGACTAGTCTCATCACCAATATCACAAACTCTATTGACTATCCTAGTGTTCATGTCTTCGTCATCAATCATCTTGACAAAGACATACTCATCATCAATCTTTTCCATTAATGTATTTTTTTAGAGTTAAACTGGATAACATTATTAGAAGCAGAATCACTATTCATCCTCTCTATATAATCATCAATCTTATCACTAGCGGTTACCGCACGTGATTCCATCTTTTCAGTTGCGGATAGACCGTTCTCAGGGTCACCATGTTTATCAGCATATTCTTGTTCACGTGCAGCGTGCATGTCTTTCATATCAGCCACTGCCTCATCCCACTGTACTAGTAGACTATCTGTAGGGAATCCTATCCCGACAATATGTGTAGCTAGAAGGATTATCAAATCATCATTACTTTCCTGATACACCATCCAAGGTCGGAATGCATAGTATTTAAACCCTTCTTCATTCTCCATCATAACAAGTCGCATCGCTTTTCTGATTAAGACTTCAATGTCATCATCATCTTGCCACTGTACTACCTCCGCAAGAATCTCTTCACCGGACGATAACTTAAACTGTTTTACTTCCATCTCTACTGTAGATTCTGTCATTTTAAATCCAATTGATATATGTTATAAGGGAATTGTTCTTTAGTATATATCTTAATTCTTTCTGCACTATGTCGGAGTGTAAAGTTCTTGTGTGATTGGATATGCATATCATCTGCTATATCGTATAGTTTGGTAGCCACACCGTTCTCAGACTGTCTCAGACCACGCCCTATCGACTGTAGTACCTTAACCTGACTCTTACTAGGGGATGCGAATACTATATTGTGTAGATTCTTAATATTGATACCTGTAGAGAACGTTCCGAGAGAGGCGACAATAATTGCATCTTTTTGACCTTCTACTATACCACGAATCTGTTCACGGTCTGCGGCATCTACCTCACCAGACACATAGAATATCTTTCGGCCGTCTTCCGCTTTGTCTCTCATCATGTCAAAGAGAACCTTACCATGTTTCTCTACGAATTGAAACAACACCAGAGTATTGCCCTTCTGATCTAACGCAAGGTTGGTTATTAACTTGTTGCGTTTCTCGTTGGTTACGATATAGTCCATCTCTTCCTGATAGGTCTTACCCTGCATCATGTGACAGACATCGTTGTGGTAACGGAGTAATAGTATAGAGATATTAATCTGTGCAAGAGTACCTTGTACCTGTAGGTCACGAGTCAAGGTCACTGTCTTGGTGGGCCCAAACAGACCTTCGAGTACCAGTTTATTTGTCTCTGTACCATCTAACGTACCAGTAGTACCAAATCGGTATGGTGCGTTGATACACTTGTTCATTATACCGGACAGGGACTTCGCCTTGAATAGATGAACCTCATCACCAAAGACACAACCAAACTGTTCGAACCATTCCGCAGGGAACTTGTAGATTGATTGCCACGTGGAGATTAAGATTTGTTTGTCGGTCACCTTCTCTTTGCCACCATATATCTTGTGACATAACTCAGGGTCGAATCCGTAGTCCGCAAAGTCTTTGTGCATCTGTTCAACCAGAGATGTTGTGGGAACGACAACCAGAATCTTCTGACCATCGTAGGCATCCATGAACCATCGCATTAGGTTGTAGATAATGAAAGACTTGCCACTACCAGTAGGGGATAATAGTATGGCACGTTTCTGTTCGATACCGTGGGTCACCGCATCATACTGGTAGTCACGTAACGGAAAAGGCATACCAAGTTCACCCTGAAATTTGATTAACTCTTGGTGTGGTACTTGGTTCTTATTCTCAGGGTGACCGTACTCAGGGTTGTCGATCAACTCTATGGGATACATTCTATCAGCACAGAACTTCTTTAGATGTGCATACAGACCGACATTCAGTTCACGAGTAATTTGGTTAAAGAGTTTGATTTTACCGTCCCATCTGCGAGACTTAAATGCGGGCATATACTTATGGCCAGGCACAAAGAATGAGAAGTACTCTCTCAGTTCAGGAATCTGGTGTGCTTCCGCATCGATGATCATCATCGCATG